ATTCCAAAGATGGGTGTGGACTTATCCGATGGTAATGGAAGTGATATAACCACCGCAGGTTTTGCTCGTACTCAGGGCTCACTCTTCACTACATTGACAAGCGCAGAAATCAACATACCATTGACACAAAGCGATTTATTTGAATGTTTTCTTGAATTCGCAATAAGAGATGCGGGAAACTTTGCTGGATATCAGCAACTGTCACAAGTCAAAATCTTAAAGGCTTCTGATGATTCTGTCATGTATGGTGATGCACAAAAACACAACGGAACTGGTGATTGGAGTATATGGAGTATCCCAATGTGTACTAAGGCAGAATTGATTAAATCGGCCGGAACAGCTATTCAAGGTGAAGCCTTTACCTTAACTACAGCTATCAAAATTGAGTTAAAGGTTGGTTTCTTTACATCAGATGTGATGAGTACATACCAAGGCAAGGGTGAGCTGAATGCTAATGTCAGTGGTGGTGGTGGAACCTTAGATGGGTTCATCATAACAGAAATGAGAATGAGAAGAGCACCATACCTTGCAGTATTAGAGACTGAGAATGCTGTGATAGCTGATTTATATGCACGGGCCCCTAATGACGCAATTACAACAAGGGGCGTTCATAAGGCTGTCGAAAGGTTTCAAGCACCAATGTTTCGTGGCAGTGATTCAGATACATATTTTGATACCTCAAATAGTAACCAACTTCGGTTCTATGCAAATAACCAAAAGGTAATAGATTTAACCTCTTCGGGAATTAAGCTAGACCGTCAACCTGCTTTTCTTGCCCGAAAAACTTCAAACCAAAATAATTTAACTGCGGGTTCAGATAATAAGATTACATTCACTACTGAAGTATATGATGTACTGAGTAATTTTGCATCAAGTACATTTTCGGCAGCTCGCACTGGTAAGTATGTTCTTTACTCTGTAATAAGATTTCAGGGAAGTGGTTTAGATACTAGTAAACATTATACATTGAAATTTGTAACAAGTAACAGAACCTATAGGGTAGGTCAGGTTAGTGGTAACACCACATCAGGAATAACACTTCATGGCACAATAGTAGCTGATATGGATGCTAGTGATACTGCTGAAGTGCATGTTGCACCACAAAGTGGCGCAGGAGACACCTCTGATGTCAAAGGAGACTCTTCAGTTTTAATGACTTATTTTGGTGGATATTTTTTAGGTTAATTCAAAGGAGAAAAAAATGGCAACAATAGTATCACAATCTATATCAGATACCGATATGGAGATATTAAAATATGATTTATGGGATGTCAACAATGAGAATAATCCCGCACAGAATTGGGCGGAAAGCGCAGTAACAGGTAAAATTGAGAGTTGCTACAGTAGAATGAGAAATGAATGGGTAAGCATTCTTATGGATGATTCTTCTATTGCCGCAATATCCGCGAGTAGAGACGATTTTGTTCAACAGGTTGTAAATCATTCCTCATATCAAAGTAGATATCAAAGAGAAGTATCAGGTTCAATCTAAAACATAACTTTTTTATATTTATTATTGAATAAATAGATTTAGGATTATATGAAAAAACTCACTAAATACCTTACAAAACCTTTTCTGGTAGAAGATATAAAAATACCTGTAGAAATAGGTGATACTATTCTTATGGGTAGATTTAAGAATAAAAAAGTAGTGGTTAAAACCATTAATTTCAATGACAATGGTGACTTACTTATCAATGGCAGACCTGCATTGAAATTCAGAGTGGTGAAAAAAGTAAATGAAGCTCCACGCGTACCTCGTAAAAAAGGACAACACAGAGGTTCAAAATCTCATTCAGATTTATACACAGATGAAAATCCTAAAGGTACTATCAAAGGGTTGAAGTTTGCCACAGTAAAAGATGCTCGAGCTTCTGTAAATAAGATAAAGAGCAGTGGTAAATCACACGCACATAAGATACAAGCTGCTGTCGCTATGGAACAGAGAGCTAGAGAGATGGGTAAAAGTTCGCAAGCAGCTGTCTATAGAGCATACATCAATAAGATGAAAAAGAAAACCAAAAAGAAGAACGAAGAGTTTGGAGCACCTGCCGGTACACTACCATCACCAAGTCGTAAGATGGTAAAGAAGATGAAGAGAAAAGGTAACACCTCAGTTCCTTATGGTAGTGGATATAAAAAAATAAAAGAAGTACTTGACTTGTATAGTAAAAATTTCGTAGCTTCTATTATAGAAAATGAGAGTAGTGCGTCTAATTTGAAAGAACAAAAAATAAAAAAAGTTATTGGTATATATGGTGGTCGTTTCCAACCATTTCATAAAGGTCATCTAGCAACATTCAAATGGCTTAAGGGTAGAGTGGATGATGCTTTTATAACTACATCAGATATTAAACAACCACCAAGACATCCAATGGGTTTCAAAGAAAAGGTACGACATATGACTAAAATGGGTGTACCGAAAAATCGTATTGTGATGGAGAAGTCTCCGTATGTAGCAAAAAACTTATTGAAAAAATATGACCCTGAGACTACGGCAGTTGTATATGTTGTTGGAGAAAAAGATGCGGGTAGATTAGGTGGTAAATATTTCAAACCGTATACAACAGATATGAAAGGATTTGATGAACATGGGTACATTCTTACTGCACCACAGCAGGGAAGTATTAGTGGTACAAAAGCCAGAGAGTTATTGGGTAGTCCAATGGTTGATGATAGTGAAAGACAGAAAAGATTTAGAGATGTTTTCGGTTACTTCGATAGGGGCATTTATAATATGATGACTAACAAATTTAAAAAGTTATTCGAAACCTACACATTGTCAGATGAATTAATCAAAGAATTTTTAATTGAATCAACAGGCACACCTGCTGGTAACTTAGATGATGGGCCTTCTACATATTATCAAAGTTTAGGTGCTTACGAAAAGGTATCAAAAGAGTGGTTGGATTCCCTATACTCAGATACAGGATGGACAGTCATAGATTATATGTACAGAGATGGGATTATCAAACCCGAAGATAATGTTGCAAAAGCAGATGATGTACATAAAAGAAGAAAGACAGGCGAAAAACACTACACATCCGTACCTCTTTCTTACTTAGATCATGGACAGGCAAAGGGTTCAAACAAAGCCGTCAATAATTACAAAACTTGGATGAGTAGTGTTGTGGAGCCATTAGGTTGGGAAGTAGTTAGTTGGATGGGAACAGAATCTGCTATTGATAATATAATCGGTACACTATTTGCAGCTGGTGCTGATGGAGATTCTTACGATGTAGATTTATTTGAACAAATTAATCCAAAAAGTTTATTAAAACAAAGAAGTAAAGAAAAGGAGTTATTACTTATGGGTGGAGCTTATGGACACCTAAATCATCCCTTTGATAACAGAAATTTGACATTTGGGGATTTTAAAACACTAATTATTAATACACTTCAAGGTAAACTAAACAATGAAGGACAAGTTGCAGAAAAAACAGATGGGCAAAACATTATGGTTACTTGGAAGAATGGTAAACTAAGAGCTGCTAGAAACAAAGGACATTTGAAAAACTTTGGAGCAGCTTCATTAGATATCAATGGTGTGAAAAGTATGTTCAGTGGTAGAGGTGATATTGAAAAAGCATTTGTTTATGCTATGACTGATTTACAGAAAGCTATAGGCGGATTGAATGAAAAACAGAAAGACAAAATATTTGGTAATGGTAAGAAGTTTATGTCATTAGAGATAATCTATCCAGCGACATCAAATGTAATACCATATGATAAGTCACTACTTCAGTTTCATGGAACAATAGAATACGATGCTAACGGTACACCAATTGGTTCAGATAGTGGTAGTGCCAGAGTTTTAGCTGGTATGATAAAACAAATCAATCAAAATGTACAAAAGACATTCAGTGTAACAGGACCTTTTTTGACTAAATTACCTAAAGTAAAAGATTTCAGTAATAAACAAAGTTATTTTTTAAATAAATTAAAAAAGTTACAAAGTCAGTACGATTTAAATGACAGTGATACATTAGCCGATTATCATCAAGCGTATTGGATGGAATACATCTTCAATGGTGCTAAGCAAACAGATTATCCGAATCCAGTAAACAATGTGCTTGTTAAACTTACAAAAAGGTGGGCATTTTTCGATAAGTCATATAAGATTCCACAGATAAGAAAAGATTTAGAAAAGTATCCAAAGTTTTTAAATTGGGTTTTGAAAACCGATAAACTAGACCATGCAAAGTTACAAAAGAAACATATCAGAGATTGGGAAGTTCTTTTCTTTGAGTTGGGTGCTGAAGTTCTGTCAAATATATCCGACTTTATTGCTGCTAATCCCAATCAAGCAGTTCAAAAAATTCGTAGTGATTTAGCTAAGGCTATTTCAAAAGTAAGAACTTCTAAAGACCCAAAAGTATTGTATACACTAAAAACTCAGTTGGACAGATTAAACGCCATAGGTGGGTTAAAGGCTGTGGTTCCAACAGAGGGTGTAACTTTTATGTTTAAAGGAAAGTTGTATAAATATACAGGTGCATTTGCACCGGCAAATCAAATATTAGGAATGTTAAAGTTCGTATAGGAGTAGGTTATGGGATATAGTAAAGAATCAGAAAGACAAAATGAAGTATTGAAATCACTGTTAAAAGGAGAAACACCAGAGAAAAGAGTAATGGTAGGTTACGAAGGGAAAAATCCAGAGGGTGGTGATAAGATTAGTCATTTAAGTGAAGTAATGAAAGAAGCTAGAATGCCTTGGTTTTGTCCAAGTTGTAAGAAAGTTATGAAACAGAGACTCGATAACAAATTTTGGATGAAATTCAATCATTGTTTTGATTGTCAGATAGAGATTGAAAACAAAATGCGTATTGCCGGAACATATGATGAGTGGCAAAGAAACAAAATAAAAGAAAATAAAATAGCTTTTGTTAAAGACCAAATTCAGGCTATCGAGGAATGGAGAGAAACTAAAGCACCTGAGTGGTTGAATAATGTTGGTGTAAATTATCCTGAATTGGAAAAAGAAAAATGGACTATAGATATGGATAAATTTAAAGATGATGCGGATGAAGCTTTAAAAAAGTACAAAGAAGTTTTAGAACAATTGGAGAAAGAAGAATGAAGATTTGGAAAATCATACTTGGATTCTTAGGTTTAGTTGGTGGTCTTTTTGCAGTTAATGCTACTAAAAGTAAAAAAGTAAAAGAACTTAAAAAGGTTATTAAGGAAAACAAAAAAGAAGAAAAGAAAGTAGAAAAGAAAATTAAAGAATTAGAAGAAGCCAAAACTGCTTCAAAGAAAGAAGTTGGTAATTTAAAAAGAAAACTTACCAATAGTAAAAAGAAAACACAGAAAATGCAAGAAGCATATGATAATGATGAAGTTGAATCAGCTGAAGATTTTCTGAGAAATTTTGCAAAAAATAAATGAGGATTGCTATGAAGATTTTGAAATATTTTTTGATATTATTTTTTGCTATGTCAATAGCAGAAAGTCAAGAGATTAAAAAGGGTGGAGAAAAACCAACTTCATTTACATACGATGAAGCATTAGAAATGTTAAAAGCACGTGATGCTCAATGGGAAGGTAAATTAGCAAAAGCAGATTCACTAATAGAGTCACAAAAAAATGTTATTGCCGATGGTGAAAAGTTAATAACAGAATTAGAGGAATATTCTAAGGTAGATTCTGTTTTATCAGCGGCTAAAAGTAAACAGATTCAGTTACTACAATCACGTGATAAGGCAAATGAAGAACTTATAAAAACACTTCAACCTAAATGGTATGAGAATCAATACCTTTGGTTGGGAATAGGATTTATTTTAGGAAAGATATAATGAAACCTGCACCACTAAAAGAAGTCATCAAAAAAGAATATGTAAAATGTGCTAAAGATCCCGTATACTTTATGAAAAAGTATTGTGTGGTACAGCATCCAATGAAAGGTAAAGTTCCTTTTCATTTGTATGAATATCAGGAAAAGTCTTTACAAACATTTGAAGAGCATAGATTCAATATTATATTGAAGGCTAGACAGTTAGGATTATCTACACTTACTGCCGGATATTCTTTATGGATGATGACTTTTCATAGTGACAAAAACATATTGGTGATTGCTACCAAACAAGATACTGCTAAGAACTTAGTGACTAAGGTAAGAGTGATGCACGCTAACTTACCAAGTTGGTTAAAACAGAAATGTGTTGAGGATAACAAGCTGTCGTTGAGATACATAAATGGTTCTCAGGTAAAAGCTGTTGCGAGTGGTGAGGAAGCTGGTAGGTCAGAAGCTCTATCATTATTAATATTAGATGAGGCTGCTTTTATTGATAAAATTGAACCAATATGGGCTGCTGCTTCACAGACGTTATCTACTGGTGGACAATGTATTGCACTCTCTACACCTAATGGTGTTGGAAATTGGTTTCATAAAACTTGGGAAGGTGCTGAAAATGGAACAAACGATTGGAA